CTGCTAGAGGCCGATCTTTGCCTTCCATTTGCAGTAAATGTGTGGGAGCCCGATCCAGCTTCGCTGTTTGGCTTTGGCTCGATTCTTCTCCGTGACGCTCAGCGTGTCGTGGACAACTGCTATCGTAAGGTGCTTGACAATGCCGGCCTTGCGGCACTTCCGCAAGTAGCCATTAACAAAGAAACCATTAAGCCGATTGACGGTAAGCCTGAAATCACGCCCGGCAAGGTATGGTATTTCACTGAAAATGGAGTCGGGACGAATGTCGGCGAAGCTATTCAATTCTTTTTCCCACCTAACAACATTGAAATGCTCATGCAGGTGCTTAACACTGCACGCGAGTTTGGCGAAGAGGAGTCGATTGTCCCGCTGATTGCGGGCGGGCTTGGCGATACAGAAGTTAATGACGGCGGCGCCACAGGCATGACGCTGCGTATGCAATCGTCAACGACAGTGCTAGCGTCTAAGGCTCGTGAATGGGATGACAACATCACCAAGCCTGTTGTTGGATGGTTTTACGAATGGAATATGCAGTATTCCGAAAAGGAAGACCTGAAGGGCGATTATGACATTGATGTTCAAACCAGCACAGCCTATTTGAACAAGATCATTGGTCAACGCGATCTTGAGCGTTTGTCTGTAGAGGCCTCACAAGACCCGGACATGAAGTTCCTCGTGGACCGCAGCGCCTTGCTCCGTGCCCGACTGGTCGGCATGAACATCCCCTATGACTCGATTGTCCGCAGCGACGAAGAAGTCAAATTGTTGCAGCAGAAGGCAGCGGAAGAGGCGGCTAACAACCCAGACCCCGCAACGCTCAAATCGCAAGCCGACATTATCAACGCTCAGGCTCACCAGCAAAGCGTTCAGAATGACGCCGACAAAATCAAGTTTGAAGCAGCGCAGGGGTTGGAAGAAGCTAAAATGGCTCACCAACAGGCTATGGAGAACTACAACACCCGTAACAATGAAGCACAGGCCAGAGCAATGGATGCGGCTTCCAAGCGTGATGTGGCTCTTCTGCAACTTGCTGCCGATGACAAGCAAGCCGCCGATGAACTTAATGTCAAGCTGTCTATCGCCAAAGACCAACAGGTGTCGGATGACTTCGTTAAGGGTGTACAGGCCCAACAAGCCCATCGAAAACTGGACTTGGAAGAACAGAACGTCAAGATCAAACAGGACGAAATCAAACTCAAGAAGCAAGGAAAGACGGGCATCTAAATGCGGATAGACCACACGGCAAAGGAAGCTGTAGTGACTTTGATGGAACAGCGGATTAGCGAACTGAAAGACGCTATTTCAGCTCCAAAGCCACAAGATAATACGGAAAAGGACAACGCAGCTACGTGGTGGCGCCGAGGACAGGTGTTCGCCCTTAGCCAGATGATTAGCACTATCATGGAAGATGACAATGACAACTGAAACAAACGAATTTGGCATTCCAGAAGATGAAATGGCCGATGCCCGAGCAGAAGCCCGCGCACTAGCCCAAGGTAAGGAACCGCCAGAAAAGAAAGAGCCGGAGGAGCAAGCCCCGCCCGAGGCAGCCGACGAACAAAAAGCGTCGGAAGAGCAACCAACAGAGCCGCAGAAGCAAGAACGTGCAAGAAACCCAGACGGCACGTTCGCCAAAGCCGCCCCAGAGGAACAACAGCAGAAAAAGGGCCCACTAGAAGAATTCCCCGAAGAGGTTCGGGAGAAAGTTGCCTCGTTACTGAAGCAAGACCGCCAACACCGAGAAAAGTCGGATTCAGGCCGTTTGGCTGCATATCAAAGTAAATACGAGGAAGAACGCCGCAAGGCTGCTCAGCTAGAGCAAGAAATTGCCGCGTTGAAGAAAGCTCCGCCTAAGAGTCTGAAAGAAATCTCGCCACGCTTCAAGGAGCTTGCCGAGGTGGATGAGGACACGGTGGAAACCTTTGAGGAATTTCGTAAGCGTATGCGTGACGAGATTCTGGCCGAGTTGGATGAGCACAAGAAAGCCATCCAAGCACCAGAAATCGAACGTCAGCAAATGGAACAAGCCAGACAGCAAGAAGAGTTTGTCAGAACGATGGACTCTAAATGCGAAAATTGGCGTGAGATTGTTTTTCAGACAGGCGACGATGGCCGTCTAGTCACTGACAAGAATGGCAACCCGCTCTTTTCGAGTCAATGGGACCATTTTGTCAAGGACACACCGCCGTGGGAGCGCGACGCTCTGGTAAACATCCAAAGCCCCGACCAAGCACTCTGGGCTATTGCCAAACACACTGAATGGCTTCGCGAGAACGGGTTTGTCCAAGAAGAAACCCCTCCGCCCGTAAATGCTGACGCTGACAAAATCCTCCAAAAGAGGCAGGACGATCTGAAAAAGGTAGCTCCGCAGAAATCCAACCAGATTCCGCTTTCCCAAGCCCCGTCCGAAGACATCAGCGATGAGGCTACAGAAATGCGACTTCGTAAATTGGCTCGTGAGTCCCTTCGTAAGAATGACCCCTCTATTTACAAGAATGCACGTTAAACATCAACGAGATAACAACAAATGACACAGTTTGTCAATACCTACGGTGGCATTGGCTCCCGTACCAACCTCTACGCGGACGAAAAGTTTCTGTCGCACGCAACGCCCAAGCAAATTCTTGAGCGTTACTCGCTGACGAAGCCCCTTCCGCGCAATAAGACACTTACGATTGCTTTCCGCCGTTCGGTGCCTTTCGATGTGGATGTCATCCCACTTCAAGAAGGTGTTACACCTACGCCGCTTGGCCTGCAATACGAAGATGTGCAAACAACGATCAAGCAGTACGGTATCCACTAAGTTGCCGTAGTAAAATCTTCTCTAAATAACTGGAAACTCTAAACATCTCTGCCAAACAGACAAGGGGCTAAGATGCAAGACAATCAGAAGCAAGCGGTTCCCATTGCATATTTCGCCGGAATTATCGATGGAGAGGGCTGGATCATCGTTCGCCGTAACAAAGGGATTGGTCAGTATTCCTTTGAAATCGGAGTTGGAATGGTTTCCAAGCAAGTAATTGATGCTCTCCAAGAACAATTCGGTGGAAATATCTATGAGGAACGTGTTCCGAATCGTAGATCAATTTGGCGCTGGAAAGTATTGAATCAGCCAGCTATCCTGAATTGCATTGAACAAGTTGGTCCATATTTGATGGTCAAACACGTTCAAGCAGCATTGATGGCCAAAGAGATAAAGACCCGCGTAGTTCGTAAAAACAATGAGCGGGCGATTAAACTAAGCGATACGGAAATACAACGGCGTGAGGATTTTTACCAGATGGTAAGAAAGCTCAACGCAGTTGGAGCGGCTGCAACGACTAACCGAGAAGACACCTGAGAAGGTGAAGTGATAGTCTGAACTCTAGAGAAATCTAGAGAAGGAACTTGAAGTAGTTCCTCGCCTCTTCAAAAGAGAGGTCAAAGCCCTTTGAACCCCGGGGCGATAGTAACAGAATGGGCTGGGTTCCGATCACTGACGTGGTTGCGGATACTCACGAAGACCCGATCCTGAATGAAGCCCTGAAGTCGGTGGGCGAGCTGGCTGCGCAACAGCGTGAGCTTGTCAATTGGGGCATCTTCCGTGCGGGAACGAGCGTGTTCTACAGCTCGACTACAGCCTCGCCAACTCTGCGTACACAGGTCAACGCCCCGATCAATCTCGGATTGATTCGCCGTGTTGAACAGTACCTTGACGACAACTATGCCAACCGCATCACCGAGCGTCTTGACCCATCGGGCGACTATGGCACTTCGGCGGTCCCAGAAGGTTATGTGGCGATTGGTCACACCAACCTGCGCGGCGACCTGTACGACCTGCCGGGCTTCCGTCGTGCGGAGCTTTATGCTTCGGGCAAGCCGGAACCGGAGGAAGTGGGTTCGGCCGATGGCCTGCGCTTTGTCCTGTCGGCGTTCTTGAAGCCGCTTCCGGGTGCTGGTTCGACCACACTCAACGGCATGCGCAACACCAACAGCGCAGTTGACGTTTATCCGATCCTTGTCCTTGCTAAGGAAGCCATTGGTACTGTGCCGCTTCAGGGCGCCACACGTCCAATGATCAAGGTGTACAACCCCGGCCAAGTCAGCCCAACCGATCCTCTCGGCCAGCGCGGATTTGTCTCCTACAAGATGTGGCACGCGGCTCTGATCCTCAACCAGAACTGGATGTCGAGAATCGAAGTTGGTTCGACGGCCTAATAGATAACAAAGAGAAACACTAACAATGGCAACATTCAATTGCGACCTCATCAACAAGCGCGTCCGTGCTAACGCCATCTCCGATGGTATGCACCAAACGTTTATCGCATCCGTTACAATCCCCGCTGGTACACAGATTGCCCAGAACGATGTTATCAACATCATGGACCTGATGACCAAGCACGTTGTAACCGCGATCCGCGTTTATACGGACGACCTTGACGATGGCACAACGATGGCATGGGATGTGGGCTTTGCCCAGCTCGTGCCGGGAACCGGGTATGGTGGCGTGAACGCCTCTGGCGTAGCGACAGACTTCCTTGTCGCCGAAGGCGCCACTTATACCTCTCCAGCAACCAGCGCGGCGTTCTACGCTACAGGCGCCACTTTCGGGCGAGCAGCGGGCTTTTCGAGCCTTACGCTCACCGCAGGTGCTACAGCGGCTAATACCGGCAACGCCGGCCCTGTCCGTCTGACTGCAACGCAAACGGCCTCGA